AACTCAAGGAACTCAACCGCCTTGATCACGTGATGATTATTATTGACTCAATTGGTAATCTTGCTTCAAAGAAGGAAGTTGATGATGCTATGGATGGCAAGTCAGTTGCTGACATGTCTCGCGCCAAGCAGCTGAAATCTCTGTTCCGTATGATCACTCCGCATCTATCTCTCAAGGATATTCCTATGGTCGTGATTAATCACACCTATAAGGAAATTGGTTTGTACCCGAAGGATATCGTCGGTGGTGGTACGGGTTCATACTATGGTTCAGACAATATCTGGATTCTTGGTCGCCAGCAGGATAAGGATGGTACTGAAATTCAGGGCTATCACTTTGTTATCAATATTGAGAAGAGCCGCTACGTTAAGGAAAAGTCTAAGATTCCTATTACCATTTCATTCAACGGTGGTATTAATCGTTGGTCGGGATTGCTTGATGTTGCTATTGAAGGTAACTACGTTGCCAAGCCAAAGGCAGGTTGGTATGCTGTAGTTGATCGCACAACTGGCGAGTTAGTTGCTCCTAATATGCGAGCATCTGATATTGTTGACAACAAGGAATTTTGGACAAAGATGTTTAAGGAAACTGATTTCGCCAAGTATATCGAAAATACATATAAGATGGGCATTGGTAATATCATGGGTGAAGAAGAGGAGGTGATCGAAGATGTCGACTAAGACTGTTATTTCTGAGTATTGGAGTGATGACCGTAGTAAACACGCTGTTGTTTGTATGATGAACGGACGTTATTTGATTGACTTTTATGAAAAAGGAAAGTATAATCACACTATACTAAGTTCATATGAAGATAAGTCTCTCGTTATTGTAGAGGACGCAGCTGAAGATTATGTGCTTGGACATTTTAAAAACTACAGAGATTTTAGATGAGGTATAAATGGCATTCGAACAAGTTATCTTCAGTAATCTCGTATACAACGAGGATTATGGTCGCAAGGTAATTCCTTTTCTTAAGGACGAATATTTTTCTAACTTTTCCGACAAAACTATTTTCCGTCTAATCGATTCTTACGTCAAGCAGTACAACTCTTTCCCATCAAAGGATGCGTTGGCTATTGATCTTACAAACCAAGAGGGCATCAGCGATGATGCCTTCAAAAGCTGCCGTGATATTATTCAGTCACTCAACAAGGATGAGAACACCAAGCTTGATTGGTTGCTTGATAAGACCGAAACGTTTTGTCAGGAGAAAGCAGTTTACAATGCTATTATGCATTCGATTGAGATTATCGATGACAAAAGTGGTAAACTGACTAAGGGTGCTATTCCTCAAATCCTAACAGATGCTCTAGGAGTTTCTTTTGATGCTAGTATTGGCCACGATTTTATCGTTGACTCTGATGCTCGTTTTGAATTCTATCACGCAAAGGAAGCTCGCATACCGTTTGATCTCGAATACTTCAACAAGATCACACAGGGCGGACTACCGAAGAAAACTCTAAACATTATCCTTGCTGGTACAGGCGTTGGTAAATCTCTAGCAATGTGTCACTTCGCAGCAGCTAATATGGTTGCTGGTTTGAATGTTCTTTACATCACCATGGAAATGGCTGAAGAGCGCATTGCTGAGCGTATCGATGCTAATATGTTAGACTTTACTCTTGATGAGCTCAAGGTAATTTCTAGAGATTCCTACATCAAGAAGATGGACAGGCTGAAGGAAAAGGTCAAGGGTAAGTTGGTTATTAAGGAATATCCGACTGCATGCGCTGGTTCAGCTAACTTCCGTCATCTTATCAATGAACTGAAGATTAAGAAGAACTTTATACCTGATGTTATCTACATCGACTATCTGAATATCTGTATGTCATCGAGGATCAAAAATGGAGCCAACGTCAATTCTTATACCCTTGTCAAAGCCATCGCAGAAGAACTCCGAGGATTGGCAGTGGAAAACAATGTTCCTATCATCTCTGCGACTCAAACAACTCGAAGCGGATATTCGAACAGCGACGTGGGATTGGAGGATACATCGGAATCCTTTGGACTCCCAGCCACAGCTGATTTTATGTTTGCGCTCACCACATCCGAGGAGTTGGAAGAACTCGGTCAAATTATGGTTAAGCAGCTTAAGAATCGATACAATGATCCCAGCGTTAATCGTCGGTTTGTTCTTGGGGTTGATCGTAGCAAAATGCGTCTCTTTGATGTAGAGCAATCTGCACAGGATGACATTATGGACGATAGACCTGTAATGGACAAAACTGAGTTTGGTCAACAGGACTATGAACGTAACCGAAAGAAGCCTAAGTTTGACAAAGCAAAATTTGAGGGGTTTAAGTAATGGCATACGCATATAAGATGATCGAAGATAACAATACTTTTGGTATCTACGAAATTGCAACCGAGCAGGTTATCAAGACTTTCAGAGACAAGACGGAAGCCCGAGCATTTCTCCGCCATCTTAATCTTGGTGGAGGATTTAATGGTTGGACCCCAACTTTTTTTATGCGACCTCTTGAAAATATTATTTCTACACGCTAAATACAGGCATGAGTAAAGTACGTAGTGCGTTAAGTCGCATAAGAGGCAAAGAGGCTACTATGAGAGTCCAATGGAATAGTTGAGAGCATCGGTGGGGTTCCGCTCAACACGTGTTTACCTGCATTATCAGGCGAGTCTGTGAAGGCTCGCCTTTTTTGCATTTATAAATAGTTAAAAGTACAATTTCAGGACTAAATTATGCTAAATTTCAGTCAATTTCTATCAGAAGCTAAGGCTGCAGAGGCTCCTAAAGATCCAAACAGGAAAGCCAAGCATTATTTTGATATCGACGAAACTCTTTTCGCTCACGACCATAGTAAGCTAAGAGTACACGTTAAAGATCCTTCAGGAAACAGAGTTCGAACTCTAACCAATCAAGAGTTTAATTCACACCAGCTGCCTGAGGGGCACAGCTACGACTTTAGCGAATTTAGAAGTTCAGACATATTCGGTAAGTCCGCCTCGCCCATTCGTAGCATGATCGCTAAGATGAAAGCCATTAAGAAGAACAAGGGTAACGTTGAGATGTTAACTGCCAGAGCAGATCTTGACGACAAGCAGAAGTTTGCTGGCCATATGGGCAAGTATGGTATTGACATTACTCCAGGTTCAGGTATACACGTTCGTAGAGCTGGTAACATTGGTGGCAAGCCAGCAGATACCAAGGCTGCTCATATTGCCGATGCTATTAAAAGAGAGAAACTCTCTGAGGTTAACTTATACGACGATTCTATTGATAACATTAAAGGCATGTTAAAACTGAAGAAAGATTTTCCAGAAGTTACTTTCCATGGTCATCATGTACAGCATGATCCACAAACAGGCAGAGTAAAAATAGAAACTCATTCAGTTGAGCCGAAAAAGAAAAAGGGTAATGAATGATGTTGAAATTTTCTGATTTTTTGATCGAAAAAGCTGGTGAAAGCATGGGAGGTGACGTACGCCGTAGTATCAGCCATTTGAGATCCTATGTTCTACCATTTCTAAACTCTAAGCAAAAATCTCAAATCAAAACAAATTTTGAAAATTCTGGTCATGGACATTATGTAAAATTTGATCCAAAAGAAGAAGGGAATTTATACCATCCTGAAGACGCAACTCATAGTGTTGTTTCTAGATTTAAAAATGATGCAGGTAAAGTTGTAGAGCCAGGAACTAACGTTAAAGTGATTGGAGCAAAAGCTGACGATGCCGGAAAAATTATTTTACAGACTAAAGATCACGGAGACATACCTTTAACTAAACTGGGTAAACCTAAAGAATTAGCCAAGACAAATCCCAGTCAAGCTATTGGCCTCGGGCAAGAAAAATTATTACAACAGCTTTATGATCCTGATATCGAAACAGCTGGTGCTTCAAAACAATCGCATGATGCAGTTTATGTTCCGCAAGTTTATAAAAATAATCCAGAAAATGGAGCTAAAACTAAAGTTGTCAAATCTGTAGAAGATCCTGGACAAGCACCAACAAAACCAGAAGCAGGAACAGAATTAAAAACAACTTCTAGAAAAAAAGGATCTGCGGGTGCAGGACAATCTCCAGTAATTTATGATGAGAAAACTAAACGTTGGGCGTTTACAAATTCTGAAATGGGAGAATCTTTTGCAAGAGCACGTCACAAAAACGGCGATTCTGTTTTAGATTATTTAAACAAAAACCATAATGACGGAATAATTCCGAAATATTTAAGTTTTAATACAAAAGGCTCAGGTATAACAAAAGATTATGTAAAATCAACTAAAGCTACTGCTTTACACTTACATAAAGTCGTAAAGGACAAATCTGGTAAAACTCTCATAGATAGAGGAACTACTTTTGAAGTTAACAATGGTCCTTATACTGGAAAAACAGGTTTGTCAAGATTGTCGGATGAAGATTTAGATAATCTAAATGGCACTTTAAGTATTGCTCCTACAGTCGAAAAAGGAAAAACTACAGCAAAACATAATTTACACACTGGCGCTTTCGAAGATTATTCAAGAAAAAGTGAAGATGATCCAACAAATCATAGATCGCATATGAATCCTTCTCACGTAGAAGAATATAAAAAGAATATCGATAAAGCTGCCGAAGAAATGGAAAAACGAAAGGGTTCGTTAGTACAAACTACAGCTGAACCTAAACAAGTAAGTAACGAAATGTTCGGTAGACAAGTTCATGCTGATCATGAGATGACACAAGGACACGCGTAATGTTTAACTTCTTACAGTACATAACAGAAGCTGCAGAAGAGCAGGGTAAAAAACTTAAGCATCTTACGCACTTAGAAGATCATGTCATTCACGGTGGTCATGAGGGTGTGGGTGTTGCCGCTCAACATCTAGAAGATGTACATAACAAGTTGTTGGGTAAAAACAATTCAACTATGGTCACAACAAAATATGACGGTTCTCCATCTATTGTATTTGGTACACATCCAGAAACAGGTAAGTTTTTCGTAGCTTCTAAGTCAGCATTTAACAAAGACCCAAAGATCAACTACACACCTGAAGATATCGAAAAGAACCATGGACATGCTCCAGGTTTGGTCGAAAAGTTAAAAGGCGCTCTAGAACATTTACCTAAAATTATGCCAAAAAAAGGTGGTGTGTTTCAAGGCGACTTAATGCACAGCGCAGGTGATGTACAAGAAAAAAATGGTATGTCTAGTTTTACACCAAACACTATTACTTACTCAGCGCCCACTGACAGTTCTCATGGTCAGCATATGAAAAACTCGAAACTTGGTGTTGTGGTTCATACAAAGTATTCTGGTGGTAAAAAACTTGAGAATATGGGCGCTGATGCTTTAGATGAAAAAACTAGAGCATCTTTTGGATCACATCCAGACGTTCATAACATTAACCCAACCATTGACGTTAATCCACAAAACTATACTCCACAAGAGCAGTCAGCTTATGCTATGCATATGGCAAATGCTAAGAAAGCTTATGGTGGTATGAAACCAGAAGCTATGGATGCATTAGCAGGTCATGGTCCTAATTTAGAAATGCATGTTAATAAGATGGTTAGAGAAGGTGGCAAACCTTCTGTTGAAGGATATTTGTCAGACCTTGCCGATAGAGCGTCAAAAGAAGCAGACAAACTTAAAACTCCTGCAGCTAAAGAAAAAAAACTACAGGATCATGCTAAGGTGGCTAGACAGATTACCGAGAATCTACCACACTTTAAGAAAGCACTGGAAATTCATGGTCACTTACAGGCTGCTAAAAATGTATTGACTGGCGTAATGGCAAAGAATAATCCATTTATGCATACTATCGGTGGCGAAGAAACTGGACCTGAAGGTGCAGTTGCTGTTGATAAAAAAGGCAACATGACTAAGTTTGTTGACCGTGCTGAGTTTTCTAGACAAAACGCTTTGAGAGGTAAGCAGGGACAATTAGCAAAAGAGAGACAAGCTAACCCTGTTGCTGAGTCTCTTCAGGAAGCTGGGAATGGAAAGAAAGTTATGTCTTTCATCCGCGCCAATCCATGGCATGAAGGTCACGGTGAAGTTGTTCGTTCTGGTCAACAGGAAGCAAAGCGCATTAACGGAAGCCACGAGGTTATTCTTTCTCACAGTCAAGATGCAAAAAAGAATCCTCTTACTCCAGAACAAAAGTTAAAACACGCTAGAAGAGCTTTTCCTAACGTAAACTTCAGCGTATCATCTCCTGCTCAGCCAACGTTGTTACACCACCTAGCAAAGGCGCATGCCGAAGGTCATAGAGAAGTATCTATTGTTGGTGGTTCCGACCGTGATACTATGGGCGAGTTGGCTAAGAAATATAATGGTGTAAAAGGTCCGCATGGATATTATAAACTCAAACTCAACTTTGTACAGGCTGGCGCTGAAAGAAAAGAAGCTGGTTCTGGAGTCGAGGGTTATTCAGCCTCTAAGATGAGAGACGCAGTAAAGAGAAAAGATGTACCGGCATTCAAATCAATGGCTCCAAAGTCAATGAGCGATAGACACAAAACTGATATGTACAACGATGTTCGTAAAGGAATGAACTTAAACGAATCGTTAATGAATATGTTTACAGATATTATTAAAAACAAAAAGGC